TTATCAGTCTATATGCCAAGCGAAAATATTTCACCAGAGCTGCATATCGAGCCGCTTGATGGTGGAAAAGTGGATATTGGTATCAAGATGAGTTTTTTAGAAGACTACATGTTGATCCCATCAGCTAAAGGGCAGTGGGAAGTTAAAGGTGAGCGTTATGCGCTTACCTCTAGCTTTACGGAACCGACCGATTTTGACCGACTTGATCTGTTAAAAATCGTCGATAACCATACCCGCGATGAAATTGGCTGGCACTAATGAAGCTGCAAACGCCAGATCACTTAGTTGCGATGCTGAAAAGCTTAACCCTTGCACCCAAGGAACGGTTAGAGCTTAACCGAAAATTGGGCAATATGGCGCGGCAATACTTCCGCAGTCAAATTCGCGAACAGCGTGACGTAATGACGGGTAAGGCTTATTTGCCAAGAAAGCGTGGGAAGGTAGACGGCTGGACTGGTGAGCGGTACACACATCAAACGATCGATTATGAACGAACCCGTGAGATGAAGAAAAAACGCGCTCGCTTGATGTTTACAGGACTATCACGCGATATGCGTGCTTATTCTGATGACGCTGGCTTTCGTGTCGGATTGGGTGGATTGTCTGGGCATATTGGCATGATTCATAACGAAGGCAGAAGTGTCGAGTTTAGCTACCGAATGCACGGATTTTTTAATACAAAAACAGCACGCTGGGAAGGCGGTCAAAAACAGACGGGATTTTACAAAATGCCAGCACGTCCGTTTATTGGCTGGACACCAGAATTGGTTAAACGTCTTGAGTTGGAAATTATTAATAACATGGAGGTGAAAACCTAATGCCTACCATTACCATCAAACCCATCAACGGGTTGACCGTTTTGGACCCGTTAACTTACGCGCCTCTGAACGCAAACGGCGAAGAAAAACCACGCTCTGAATATTGGTTGCGTCGTCTAGTAGATGGTGACGTTATCGAAGTCAAAACAGTTAAACAGGAGAAGACCGCATGAGTGGTGTTAGCTTTTCGGAAGTACCCGATAACGTCCGTGTTCCGGGCGTTTACATCGAGATCGACAACAGCCTAGCCAATAAAGCGAGCGACCTGCAAAAGGTACTCATTATCGGCACTAAAACAGGTGGCGATACAGCAGCTAATTTGGTTGTGTCTTGTGCTACGGCACAAGCTGCAGCAGATCGTTTTGGCGTTGGCAGTCAGATCCATAAAATGGTCAGCATGTTTTACAAACAGAACATCGCCCTGCCTATTTTTGCGGTTGCCGTAAACGATGCTAATGCGGTTGATGCGGCATTAGCAGCCACAGGCGACAATCAATACCATCATATTGTCAGTGCCTTTAATGATGTTACCAATGTTCGCGCCTTGGCTGACTTTTTACAGGCACGTTACCATGCGCTCCAGCAAATCCCCGGCATTGGTTATATCGCTAAGCAGGGAACTAACTCGGCGTTGGTGACCTACGGTGCCCAGTTCAATAGTCCGTTTGTATGCGCGATGGGCGTCAATGCTTTAGGTGATGCAGCAGGCAATGCTTACACCGAAGCAGAATTGGCCGCAGCTTATGCAGGACAAATTGCGCCACAATTAGCGACCGATCCAGCGCGTCCGTTGCAGACATTGATGCTGGCAGGTGTGTATACCTTGGCGAGTAGCGATTGGATTTATCAAGAGCGCAACTTGCTATTGTACTCTGGCATCTCAACCTATCGTACCAACGATGCAAATCAAGTGATGGTCGAACGTCCGATTACGACTTACAAGATGAATGGTGCTGGCGTTGCTGATGACTCTTACTTGGACGTTACAACACCTGCCACAGCGATGTTCTTCCGAGCTAAACAGCGTAGCCGCATTTTAAGTAAGTTCCCACGCCATAAGTTAGCTAAAGACGGTACCAAGTTTGCACCAGGGCAAGCAGTGGTTACACCATCAATCATTAAAGCTGAATTGTTAGCCCTATACGATGAGCTTGAGTATAGCGCCATTGTGCAAGATGCGAGTGGTTATGCGAGTACTATGTTCATCGAACTGGATGCCAATAACCCAAGCCGTATCAATGTATTGGATTCGCCACAGTTTGTTAACGGGTTGATTATTTACGCTGGCAAGATCCAGTTCCGCAAGTAAAGTAGGAGTAAAACGATGGCAGTTATCACATCGAGCAGCACCATTGATGCAGGCAGTTTAGGCCGCCTGCCAACAAAAGATGGTGCAAAAGTTGGCTTTGGGGGCAAAAAACGCGAGCCTGTTATGGGTGATGATGGCGTATTAGGTTACACCGAACACCAGACATCGGCACCTTACATCAAATGCACATTAGTCGACAGCACCCAAAACGACAAAGCAGGCTTGCTTGCTTTTGCAGGTCAAACCGTCGTGCTGACAACAAATAACGGCCAAAAGTATTCGCTGTCAAATGCATGGGTAGGGAATGGCGACACGTTAGAACTTAACACCAAAGAAGGCACGATGGAAGTCGAATTCTTTGGCGATAAATTAACAGCACTGTGAGGTTAACATGAGTTTAGCAATGCGGCATAAAGCCAAGTTTGCGGGGCAGGTTGCAGCCAAGGCGCAACTGCCAGAGCAAACAGGCGGCAACGAAATAAGCTTTGCGAGCAAGGTTTACGTGTCCGAAAAGTTTACCAGCTTGCGCGAAAACCTACCCAACGTGTTGGGCATGCTCAAAAGTCTGTCTGGTGACGAAGAGCGCAATGGTTACAAGGCGCAATTGATTACCCAATACCGTGAACTGGCATTGCACATTATGGATGTGTGCGAAGACTGGGGTCGTCAAGATGTGCTGGCCTTGTGGCTTATTTGGCGCATGGATGTGGAAGGCTTTATGTCGGTGCAAGCGGATATGTTCGAAGGCGTACTACGTGGGCTTACCACCCCGATTAATTACAACCGAGATTGGCAATCGGTGTACCTAACCGAAATGGAAAGTTACTACACTGAAGCGGCAAAGGCTGGCACAGTAGAAACAACAGAGCCGCTCGATGCGGTGATCGAATGTTTTAGCGATGGTCGCATTACCGCAACGCCAGAACTTAAAGCACGAATCTTTAAAGTGTACGGTCACTGCTTGGCAGAAACCGATCCACAAACGGCGCTGAATGCTTACGAAAAAGCAGAGTTGTTAGACCCTAAAATCGGGGTTAAAACGCGCAAAGACAAGATTATTAAACTGCTTGAAGGAGAAGGTAATGAGTGATGTTAAAACAGTGACGCTATCTCGCCCGTTGGGTGACTTGGCGGTTGTTGAATTGCGCGAGCCGAAAGCAGGTGAATTGCGCGGTTTAAAAATTGCCGACGTGGTGCAGCTAGATACCACAACAATGGTCACGCTAATCCCACGTATTAGCAACTTAAGTGCCCGTGACGTAGAAAATCTAGGCGCGTCTGATCTAACAAAAGTCATGACGGAAACATTGGGTTTTTTCGTGGACAGCTCCCCAAGCGCGTAGAGTCGATCTATGCTGACATCGCAGTGGTGTTTCACTGGCCGCCGTCTGAATTAGATGGGATGCTATTGGAAGAACTGATGATGTGGCATGACGAAGCTGGGAAGCGAAACAGACCAGCAGAAGATGATGAATAGGGGTGCTTAGGCATCCCTTTTTTCGTTAGGATTTATTCATGATTGCACTAAGTTTATCGATTGATACCCAAATGATTGCGCCGATTGCCAAAAACCAAAACGCAGTCTGGCTCGCCTCGAACAAAATAACGGCTGCGATTAACAGCAGCACCTGAAAAGCATAACGGAGTAAAAAACTCATGGCATCTTTAACCTTAGAAGTCGTATTGGCGATGGTGGACAAAGCGTCTGGTCCCATGAATGCCATTATAGAAAAGCAAGCGGGATTAAACAAGCAGATCGAGGCGGTTAAAAAAACACTGGCAGACAACGATGCGACGCGCAAAATGATCGCCGATTTTCAGAAGGTAGAGGCGCAGGTCAAAAAGACGACGGATAGCATTGCGGTTAACATGGCAGGCGTTAAAGGCAAACTCGCCAACATCGATGCGCGAAAAGAAAAAGCCGAAAGCAAAGGAAAAACCCTTGGTGCCCGCGACCTGAAAATTTACGAGATTGAGTCTGCAAAACTGGCAGATTTAAAGACTAAGTTGGCACAAGCTAATGCAGGGCTAGAGTCACACCGACAGAAGTTGGGCGAATCTGGCATTAACAGTAATGAGTTGGCTAATCACTTAAACGCATTAACCAGTGCGCAAGATGCCAACCGCCGATCGCTGATCGACCTTATTCACCAACGCGACAAAGGCAAAGGGCAGGGTAACATCTTTGGCAAGATTAACGACAAGTTAAGCATGGGCACGCTGCGCAACCTAGCGACCGATGCAGCTGTGGCTGGGGCAGCTTTCTCAGGACTGTTTGTCATTATGAAAGG